GGGCGTTAAATCGGGCACGAATCGGACACCCAAGGGGGGGCCGGAAACTTGGCCTATTATGGATAAAATGAGCGATCGCGTCAAGGTTCCCGAAAGCCCCTGCCTAAATTGCGGCACACCGCTGGGATGCGCTCGGAACGGGCGACCGGAATATCGAGGCCAAGCCTGAGCCAGGCGACGTCACGGTCTGCATCCGCTGCGGCGCCGTGATGCGGCTCGACCAGGAGCTCCGCGTCCGCGGGATGACCGATGCCGAAATGGATGAACTGACGGGGGATCCGGTTTGGATGGACCAGGTGGCTCAGCTGGTTGGCGCGATTCAGTTCGTGAAGAGCAGCGTCAATTGACCGAAAGTGTAGGAATTTATGGCACAAAAACAGACTCTCTTTATGGAAACGACAGAGGTTCCGGCAGAGCGCACGGCTGCGGAGATCTCATCCCTGCTGATGCAAGCCGGCGCTACACAAATTGCGACTGATTGCGAGGGCGGCTGGATCGTAGGGCTGCGCTGGACGATGCGGATCGATGGCATGGAACTCATGTTCGGCATGCCTGCCCGCGTTAAGCCGCTCTATGAGCTCTTTGCGCAACGCAAGGGCTGGGGCAGGCCTTACGGCGCGGATGGAAAACCGACGGACCCCCAACTGTGGCTGAAGGCCACGCGCGTTGGATGGCGCCAACTGTTTAGATGGACACAGGCGCAAGTCGCGATGATCGATACCGGCATGGTCAAGGTGCAGGAGGTCTTTCTCCCGTACTGGCGTCCGGATGGCGCTAAATCGCTGTTCGAGATGATGGAGAACAGCAAATTTAAGGCTCTGCCGGAAGGCAAGCCACAATAACCGATTTAAATAGCGTTTCGGCGTGCCCCCGGTTTACGCTGGGTCTGAGACGTCTGAGACATTCGGACCTCTGAGACTTCTGGGACATCGGAGACAAATGCCTAAACACAACTATTCCAACTGGTTGCCGAAGCAGGAAGCCGCGGCCGTAATCGGTTGCAGCACCAAGCATATCGAGCGTCTGGCGCAGGAGAAGCTGATCCAGGCTGCGAAGTACAAACGGCCGAAAGGGGGGCCGGCGATCGCGGTGTACCATCCTGGCGACGTGGAGCGCCAGGCGCGCGAGCGAAACCCGGATGCGGAGCCTTTCGTCATGCCGGCCGCGGCGCCCCCAGCGGTGAACGGTTCCAAGGCGATCGCGGTGAGACAATCGTCACCGGAGGAATTCATGGAAGCGCTCGCCAAGGCGATTGCCGGCGCGTCTCAGACTTCTCAGACAGGGGTGCGTCTGGCGGAACGGCTGTATCTGACAATGGGCGAAGCGGCGGAATATACCGGACTCGGCCTCCGATACCTGCGCCGGCAGATTGCCGTAGGAAACCTGGAGCTTGTCAAAGGAGCTGGACATCACGGCGCCAACGTGTTGCGGCGGGCGGACCTGGAGAAGTTATGAACAGCTGCAAAGCCCTGATCGAAGTGAATGCCGGCGTCATACCCGAAGTGGGCATGGCGGAATATCACAAGCGCTGGAGCTACGACAGCGACGAATACGCGCAGGATTGCGGGACGCCGCAGGACCGGCCCACCATTTTCAGCAAGCGGCTGCAAGAAGCGCACGATTACGCGATGGGACTGTCCAACCCGGCATATGTCAACTGGGTGCGCGTGGATTGGATGTGGGTGTGACTGAGCTTCAACGCCGCGCTATGCTCGCCGAGATTCTGGAGCGTCAGGCCGATTATACGGCGGGCGATCTGGAGAAGGAACGCGCGAAACTAGTCTCCCTGTGGCGCGCAGCGCACCCCGAAGCCGCGAGCCAGCCGCCCTCGGCCGGCCATCGCCCGCTAGTCAGGATCTCAATGAAGCAGCCGGGCGAGGCCGAATGGGAGCCGGACGAGACCTGGATCAACGATATTTACAACGTCGTCCTGCGCCGCAAGCCGGATAAGGTTTTCGATACGAGACAAGGCATGATCCAGTTAGGCATCCACACGCTCGACGGCGCGGCGCGGCACGACTGGCGCGAATTTCAGTGGATCAAGAATCAACTGGCGGGCGAGGAATGCGAGGCGTTCGAGCTGTACCCCGCTGAATCGCGGCTGCTCGACCCGTCGAACTATTACACGCTCTGGTGCTTCCCTGGCGTGAAGCGCATCAAGGTCGGCGTGGACGGGCCGCGCCGGGTCTGGAACGCGGGCGAAGCGCTGGCGCCGCAGCGGGGATTTGAATAGCCATGGCCGAAGAAAAGGTCCCTGACAATATCATCTGGCACCAATCCGGAATCAATCAGAAGGGAGAGCCCTTCGTCCAGCTGCTCAGGGGCACTGACATCATCGGACAGATGAGCGTCCAAGAGGCCCGCGACCACGCGCAGGCGATGATTGAAGCCGCAGAAGCCGCGGAAACCGACGCATTCATATACCAGTGGGTAATAGAGCACGTAGGAGCAGGCGTTGAACAGGCCGGCGGCTTGCTGGTGGGTTTCCGGAGATACCGCGAGCAGATGACGGGTAAGCGCCAAGGTCCGACGAATCCGCGAGACTGGGTGAAGCCGAAATGACCAAGGAAGAGCACCGCCAACGCCACCTCGAGCTGCACCAGGCATTCGACGAGCTGCTTGCGGACTGGATTGGGCATCAACCGATCGACTCCCGGAAGGGAATCTCAAATACAACGATTGCGGAGTTGATGCGATGGTCCCACGAGCAGTGCATCGAGCCCACTAACCTGCCAGATTGACAAGCGCCAGCCATGAGATCCGTGCGAATAGGGGTAAGTTGCGCGGGTTAATCGCGCACCTTTAATTGAGCGGTTCCCGTTGAAGCACGGCCCTCGCTGCATCCAGTTCCTGCTGGTCCGGCTGGTTTAGTCCGGCATAGAGGATGGTCGCGGCAGCGTGGGCCATCTCGGCTTCACGTTGGCTCAACTCGTGTAGATTCGAACGCTGCACAAGGTAGGCGCCACCATCGATTGCAACGAATGGTTCCCCTTCTTCGGAATCACTCGAAGCCGTCACAGATCCGGCGCGGCATGTCACCGCCTCATCCCCGTAAAATGCGCTGCCCTCGCTCATGCGCAGAAGATCGCCACGCCAGATTTTCCGGTTTACCATGGACGGGATTGTATCACCGGGCCTGGAGCAGTTCGTCCTGCAGAATCACAAGCGCTTCGGCCGCAAAGTCCCAGTCTTCGCACACGATAGCCGCTTCGATCGCCGCGATCGCGACATCGAGCGCATGCCGGCCGCGGAGAGGCTCTTCGCCTAGCGCCGCTTCTTCCTGGTCGAGCAGGCTATTGGCCGCGCGGGCCTTCGCTACCATTGCTTCGAGGTTCATCGAATTTTTGGTCCCATCCGCGGCGAGCGACTTCACGCAAGGCTGGCGTTACGCACAGGCGCCGCTCGATCTCTTCGGCCAATGATCGCGCGAAAACCTCGGGATAGCCGTCCAACGCGGGATGGCGCAAGGCAAGCTGTAACACCGCAAGCAACGTGAATGCCTCGCCGGGATTGAACACAAACGGCAGGCCCGCGCCGGCATCGATCAGCGCTCTCATCTCGGCTTCGAATTGGGATCCAAGTTCGGGAAGCATCGCTAATCGTCACCCGCGGGGAGTTGGAATCCGTCCTCTCGGGCATGAGCGGCATCCCGGTACGGGCCGAAGACCTTACCTCCCCACTCAATCCAGATCTCGCGTCTCATCAGTGATCTCCTTCCGGGCCGTCCGAAGGCGGCTCACGCCACCAACGCCTCGATCCGGTGATATACGTGAACTTCTTCGCTTCGCGCTCTCTATCGCGCTCTCTGCGCTTTATGAGCAGATTCAGGAACACGAGAAGAACCAGACCGATGATGGCGACAATGGCTCTCATTGGCGGGATGGCCGGTTGCGATCGAAGAGAACCTCGGTGACGATGCGCTCGAGCGCTTCCGCGGCGGATTCGGATCCATCGTCGGCCATCCCGGCGAGTTTCGCTGCGACCTCGGCCTCCTCGACCGTCATCCTCTGCCTTGCAGCCCTCAGCAGGGCGTACTTAAAGACGCTCGTCATAGTTGCGACTCCCATGGATCTTCGTCCGCCCCGATGAGGCCGCCGACGACCAGGCGGCGGGCTATCTCATTCATCTCCCGCACGTAATCTTCGTCGGTAAGCTCGTGAGCCCGTCCGTACCACCTCTTGGCGTAGGAGTCATCACCGAGCAGGCGGCCAGCAAGCCCGGCGTAAAAGCCGAAGCGGAGCAGCATTTCGTCACGGGTCATCCATGCGGGTCTCATGATACTCAGTTTGGTTTCTCGGCCATAGCGCGGAGGACCTCGCGGGCGATTTCCTTCTGGTCGGCGCTCGAATCTGCCGATGTGAGGACTTTCTCTGCCCGCTCGATCATCTCATCCGTGCGATCCATTCGCTCTTCGAATGCCTTGTGAAGATCGGCCTCGGTGATGGGCCGCCGTGGCGACGACGCCTGTAATGCCCGCATATCTGTCAACTTTCGTAGATGCATCTTCTCCACAAAGTCCGGCTGATCGGCTTCGAGTTGAACGCCGGCGGCGCATGAGCAATACGTACGTTGACCGTTGCGGAAGACGTGTCCCCAATCCTGGCACAGGGCGCAATTGACCGGAGGCTTGGGGCCGAGATCAATCGTGCGGCGCTCTGGCGCAAGGGCTGGACGTTTTTCCTTCATCAACTCGATCAAACCGGCCTTTCCCATCCACTTCGGCCATTCGCGGGCGCGATCGACCAGCCATCTCGCCTCATCGTCGTCAGCGCAGAGCCTCTCTATATCTTCAGCAAGAGCCTCGATCGCGTCGTCCGCCCGTGGACAGTCAGGAATGGTCGTAAGCCGCATCGCGAGTCGATACGCCAATCCTTCATTTACCGGCACGGGCTTTTTCCTCTAGCCGCCGCCGCACATAATCGGCTCGCTTCTCTTCAGCCCGACTCATAGGCTTCGGCGGCGACCCGTTACCCGCCGCTGCTTTCGCTTCTCTGTACCGCTCTCCATCCTGGGCTACTTCCTTGGCCTTCGAGATTATCAGGCCCCATGTCCGCGGCGGGCTCTTGGTGGGTCTGGTCGTTACCTCTTTAAATTGCTCGAGCAGTTCAGGGGTGGTGATGTGCTTCGCTACTTCGTCGACGGTTTCGGGCGTGAGAGCGGGGATTGCGATGGTCTTCAGGTGCTGCTGGATTTGAGGTTTTAGAGATTCATTTTCAGAAACCAACCCTTCCGGCCGGCCAGCCGGTTTTGCTTCTTCAGGAGCGGGAGCAGGGAGCGGAGGTGGAGCGGATATCGGTGGAGGAGAAGGCGGTTCAGGAGCGGGAGGAGCTAAAACCGGCTGGCTGGCTGGGGGTTGGGGTTCTTTAATCAGTCCTTCTAGTACTTCTTCCTTATATAGGGCGGGTTGCGCGTAATCGCTTCTGAGCTCGCGCGCTAGCGCATCCTGGGCCTCTTGCAAGGTGCGCGCCATTGGCTCGTACTTGGCGATAAACAGGGTGCGCGCAGGTTCATCGAAATCTGCGAAATTTTCGGGGAGGGGGATTCTTAGGCGTCTTGCGAGGGCGACGGCCGGCTTTACGGCGTCAGGAACCCACTCAGGAATGCAGGGTGCGCGCACCCCGGTTTCCGCTTCCTTGGGTGGAAGCGGTTTCGCTAGGAAGTATATCTCAACATTGCCTTTATGTAAATCGCCGCCGTTTATTGCGCGGCGTTTGATGACGCCTTTCTCTTCCAGTCCGGCGACGGTTCCGCGGGCGTCCCCGTCGTCGATATCGTCCATCCTAGCGATATCCGTAGTAGTCAGCCTCCGGCATGGCCGGCCTTTGACTTTCAAATCGCCCCGCGGATCGAGAATGACGGCGAGCTGCTGCCCCCAGCCCATACTGCAGGATTCGATCCTGGCATACACTCGGTGTTCTAATCTCGAAAACGCATCCGTCGTCCTGCGCTCGCAGCCGGCCTTAGGGTTGATATACCACTTACCCTTGCCGAGTTCGATTTGCTCGCCGTCGATGCCAAGAATCTGGGTTGTGCCACTTGTCGCTGGTTCCGCGAGTACGCCGTTCATTGGAGTTCTCCAGAGCTCTGGCGCCGCCCCTCGCGCTGTTGAGGATCACTTGATTCGTTCTGCGCGGCGAGCAACTGCGTCTCGAAATGCCGAATCTGTCCCTTTAATGTTTTGGCCCGGGATCTGGCAGGCTTCCGTTTTCCAGCCGCATATTCGAAGTGCTGCTTGCTCGTATCGAAGCCCCAAACCATGTGGAGCTCAAATTCCTGGCCCGCTTCTTCGAGTGTTTGCCCAACGGAGCAGGCTCCGCAGTATTGACAGCAGATCAGCCAGGGAGCTGATGCGTCGTATCCCTTTATGAACCAGCCGCGAAAGACTTTAGCTAGTTGTTTTGGGAATTCTGTATTGGCGAGCGAATTGGAACCCATCGATCTCTCCTGGTGCAAAAAATAAAGCACTTGCGCCAAGGCCCGCGAAAGATGGATAATAAATCCGTCTCTAGCGGGTGTCCTTGGTGTGTCCTGCAGACTGCCTTGTTTAACTCGCACTCCCTCCTCTTCCTGACCGCCAAGCCTAGGAAGAAGAGGTGTGCCTATACTCTAGGGCGGCGCATCGACGACCTCCCAATGTCTATCACCGTATTGAAAAGGAATCATTTGGCTTCCCCGCGTGACCGGGGCGTGTCTGGGGGAGCGGTGCGGTTCACGCGCAGCCGTTAGAACGGCCGCCCGCCCCGCGCCCCCCAAATCGTCATGAGTATTACACGGGAGATCCATCCAGTGCAAGGAGAAATCAAGGAAACCCCTTATGCCCCTGAGGATGGTTGTAATCTTCCAGTGGAAGGTGATAGGATCTTGTTGCAGCATACGGGTTCTAGACGTAGGCTTGCAATCGCCGGGCGGGGCCAAGGAGAGGGAGCTTTAGCTTTGGCGAGCTAGTAACACACGGTACTCTTTTGCCTTGGTCCTGCCCAACTCTTTGCCATCCGTGACTCCTTGTTGAATTCGGCTTCAATTCTACCTCCGTCGAACGCCTGAGCAATAGGGGGATTTCCACCCCCAGCCGATCCGCCGTGTCCGGATCGGTTTTGACTGAATGACTCCCTAGGGTAAACCTGCATTATATAGCGGGATGCTATATAGCGTGGTAGAATCTCGCGCAAGTTGGGATGTTGGCAGGTTATGCAACCTCCCTCGCGCGCCGGGGTGATGCGCGCTTTTGGCCGAACAATCCGCGAACTGCGCGAAAGAACGGGAATATCGCAGGAAGGGCTGGCTCTCGAGGCGGCCGTATCGAGGAGATACATGAGCGGCCTCGAGCAAGGGCGGCATAATCCCACGCTGGAACTTGTATGCCGTCTCATGCCCGCGCTCAAAACCAACTTCGTCACATTCGCGGCCCGCTTCGAAGCGCACCTCCGCGAGGAAAAAACCGGCAGACATTGACCGGCCTGTTATATCCTTTGGTTTGCAAAGCAAGAAAAAACCGCCGCAGAAAGCCGCGCCAAAGCCGCAGATCATTCCCGCTAAAGAGCCCCAGGTGAGTGCCCAGCGGATGAAACTGCTCGAGGAATTCGCGGTCCTCGACCAGGAAGTGGCCAACTTCAAATCGAGGCTTTTGCGCCACGAAAAGCTGCGATCGCTGATCCTCGGCTGGAATCCGGCTCTCCCTCCCGACGAAGAACAGAGACTTATCTCGAAAACCTGCGATATCATTATCACGAGTCGAGATAGAATTCGAAGCGTTTCCCCTGGAGGGAAGAAGGCTCTTTACAAACTCTGGGGATCCAGCGGCTTCATCGCCAAGAGCATAGTCCTCTTGAAGTCGCTACCGGACCCGGAAGACAAAGGCGGCCTGTATACCGTGCAGGCGCCAATCGGCCCTAGACACCTGAAGGTGGTGAAAAGGGAGCAGGCAACGCGCATCTCCGCTGCCTGAACGTCTCTCGGGGGGGACGGCCGAAACTTCCTCGTCGTAGTAAGTAGAGCATCGCTGTGCTTGTTCTCGCGCGTCCGCGCATCCCGGTGACATCCGGATCGACGGTGATTGAAATGGCGGGCCCTGAGCGCGCCTTGAGACTGCTCGATGCCGGCAATGCATCGCCGGTCTATACGCGCGCAAGACGCCTCGGCGCAATCGAGCTCCTTGCGCAGGGCGACGACTTCCGCGTGAAGTGCCGGCGCGGGAACCCGCAGAAATTTACGACCCGGGCGGAAACATCCGATAACCCGAAGAACGTCTGGATGTATAAGCGCATTGCTACCGGGTTGTGAGATGTCGCGGGCGGGGATGGCAAATCTCGGGGGAGGTGGCCATCATCCGACGCGGCATTATCGGGGCTGACCCATCGGGCCGCCGTCCCTCTCCCTCTTCAGTTGAGGGGCGGCGGGTGATCGGGCGGCCCCGCTAAAAGCCTGAATGCCCCGGAAAGCCGCGAAGAAGGCCGCGGAGCCGAAGAGCACCGTAGAACGCGCCAGGGATCTCCTCAAAGCGTATGCCGAGACCTGTAACATTCGCCAGGCCTGCAGGAAGGCAAAAGTTGCGCGCAGCACGCATTACAAGTGGCTCGAGAAATATCCGAAGTACCGCGACTCTTTCACAAAAACGAAGCTTTGGGCAGCGGAGTATCTGGAATCCGTCGCCGTCGAGCGGGCGAGCGTCGGATGGCTCGAACCAGTGCATTACCAGGGCGCGGTCTGTGGCCATGTCAGGCGATTCTCGGACGGATTGATGATGAAGCTGCTCACCGGCATGATGCCCGAAAAGTACGGCATCAAGCGGCAGGAAATCTCTGGACCGCAGGGCGCTCCTATCCAGGCGAAGATCGAAATCGTTTTTGTGAGACCAGGTGACGTCGCAACTTCCGATCAGCAACGCTAAGTTCCCCGAAGCGCTCGAGTTTCTTTTTGAGCCGGCGCCATTCAAGGTAGCCTATGGCGGCCGCGGCGCGACCAAAAGCTGGGGATTCGCGCGGGCGATTCTGATCCGCGGCGCCGAGACCAAACTGCGCGTTCTCCTCGCGCGTGAGACGCAAAAGTCGATCAAAGATTCCGTCCACCAGCTGCTCGAGGAGCAGATCAAAGCGCTGGGCCTCGATGCGTTCTACCGCATCGAAAAGTCGGCGATCTACGGCACCAACGGAACGGAGCTCCTCTTCGCGGGCCTCAAAATGAACGTGGATAATCTGAAATCCATGGAGGCGATCGATCTCTGCTGGGTGGAGGAAGCGCAGTCGGTCTCGAAAACATCCTGGGACAAGCTTATTCCCACGCTCTTCCGCGTCCCCGGTTGCGAGTTGTGGGTGTCGTTCAATCCCGATCTCGAGAGTGATGACACCTACCGCCGGTTCGTCATCGAGCCTCCCGAAGGCGCCGTCGTCCGCAAGCTCACCTTCCGCGACAACCCGTGGTTTCCGGAAGGCCTGCGGAAGCTGATGGAGGAGGACAAGAAGCGCAATATCGATGAGTACAACCACATCTGGGAAGGCGTCTGCATCAACACGCTCGCGAACGCGATCTATGCGAACGAACTACGGGCCGTGGATGTGGAAGGGCGTATTAAGCGGGTCCCCTACGATCCGTCGAGGCCCGTCGACACGGCGTGGGATCTCGGCTATGGCGACATGGTGAGCATCTGGATGTTTCAGGCGTTCCCCATGGAGTACCGCATCATCGATTACGAAGAAGGCGAGCGGCAGCCGCTGCATTCCTACCTGGCTGAACTGCAGAAGCGTGGGTACGTGTTCGGCACGGCGTACCTGCCTTGGGATGGAGGCCTGAAATCACTCGGCACGGGAAAGTCGATCGAGGAGCAGATGAAAGCCGTGGGATGGAGGGTGAAGGTAGCGCCGCGGCTACCAATAGTCGATGGCATCAATGCCGCGCGCACGGTGTTTCCGCTCTGCTGGTTCGATGAGCAGAGAACAGTAACGGGTATCCGGCGCCTGAGAATGTACCGCTACGGCGAAATGCAGAGCTATGAAGGACCAACGCGCGAACCTCTACACGATATGCATTCGCACTGCGCCGACGCATTTCGCTGCCTTGCTGTGTCGATACGCGAGCCGCAGAAAGAGCGACGTGCGGAAGAGCAGAGGCAAAGGCAGGCTACGAGCCCATGGAGTTGATCCGTTGTCGCGTGTGCGGCTGCACGGAGGTTGACCCCTGCAATCCGCCATGCGGCTGGTTCGAGGCAGATATTTGTACGACGTGCGCATTAGCGGCCGAGGCGTTGCATGGATGGATGCAAGCTGCCCGAAGGGCTAACAAGGCCGCGTTGTGGCGCGAAGCGTTGCGAGGAGTCGCCGCATGATACGGCCCATATTCACGGCGCGCGACACCAGTCAGGCATTAGCGGCCCTGCATATTCTCGGCGTCGTCGGACCCTTCCAGCAACCCGATCCTTCCGACCTGCGAGACGCCGAATGGCTGGTAATGAAATCCCCCCGGTACGGTGATGCGATTCGAGCGATCGCCGAGAGGCATGGAATCAGGCCTCCATGGTGGAAGGCGTTCTGGCGATGAACAAGAAAGAGCAAGGCATACCAGCGGCCATCAAGAACTACACCGAAGTGCAGGTTCCCAACGCCAAGGGTTTCAAGCTCGGGACCAAGAACCAGCGCAAGCTGGAGCGCATCCGCATGCTGGCGAAGCAGGCGAGAGGAGCACGCTAAATATGGCTGAATTGAAAACCGCAACCCGGAACAAGCTGCCGGCGGGCAAGTTCGGGATGCCGGGATCGCGCAAGTATCCGATGCCCGACCGCTCCCACGCCGCGAATGCCAAGGCTCGGGCTACCCAACAAGTGAAAGCCGGCAAACTCTCGCCCGCGTCCGCGGCGCGAATCAGGGCCAAAGCGAATCGGCTTCTCGGAGGCACCTAGTGGCAAAACCAAAGCTCGAAGAACTGCGCATCCGCCCGGGAAAGAACGGCCACTCCGTGCGCCATGAGTTCAGCGCCACGCCGAAGCTCACGAAGGGCGCTCTATCGGGCGGCATGATGATGGATCGTCCGCCGGCCGAAGAGCACAACTTCGGCGCGAACGAGGGCGGCGCCATGATGAAGCACATCGCGGAAGCTCTCGCTCTCAAGGGTATGGCAGGACAAGGTGAGGAACCTCCAGGAGAGTGACCGCATGCAAATGTACGACATCGTAAGCGTGGAATGCGACAACGATATGCATTCATCGTGCGGCTACCAGGACTGCGCTTGTTCCTGCCATCTCCAAGACCAACTGGAAACCGAATCTCGCGTATGAGGAACCTCCAGGAGACTAACGCCATCAACCGGGTCATGAAGGCCTGGGGCCTGGGCTCGCTCGATGAGCCTGGCGCCGTCCAAGCTCTGGCTCGGGCGGTTCAGGACCACGAGCATTTCGGCGAGCTCCTGCGCGCCTGCGAGCCCAAACTGCGGCGCGAGATGTACGACGCAATGAGTCCGAACCTGAGATTCCCCGCGCACGCTCTGGAGTGGTACATCATCGCCGCGAAAGAACATGCCGCATCGATGGAGTTTCCCACGCTCGAAGCGGACGGGAATCTCAAGCCGTACACGATGCCTACCATCGGCAGTTGGCTCGCGGGAGCTGAACCTGAGCCGCAGTTCCAACTCTACGCGGCATGCAGCCGCTGCGAGAAGGCATGCATTTTCTTCGGCGAGCGGAAAGCGGACGCGATTACGGCTCTGCGACATGCCGGATGGGCGTGGAACGAGCTCGCGGAACAGGCGGTTCTGTGTCCCGACTGCCTGGACAACCATGACTGGAATTGACTTTTCATCTATGGCCGGACTTCAACCCTCCGTCCAAACCTGCACGCAACGTTGTAACCCCTAACCGTCAAAACAGGAGCAAAAACGTATGTCAGGAATGTTAGGACCATATTGGTTAGTACCTTATCAAGGCGGAGGCCCGGTCGATCCTGGGTTCGGCGCACCTCCAGGATGGGGACTGCATCCATCACAAGGACCAGGATTCCCAACGCACCCAATCGCCCCAGGAGGGCCCGTAGCGCCCGTCGATCCTGGCTTTGGCGTCCCAGGGTGGCCGACTCATCCGATTGCGCCGGGAGGCCCTCCTCCCGGACCATCGCAGGGGCCGGGATTTCCGACGCACCCGATCGTGCTGCCGATTCCGCCGGATGCGATTGCGCCGGGAGTGCCGGCGCATCCGATCTACATCCCGATCTATCCGGCGCACCCGATCGTGATCCCGCCTGGGTCACTGGCGCCAGGCGTGCCGACGCATCCGATTTACCTGCCGCCGGTGATCTGGCCCAGCCCCGGGCATCCGGCGCATCCGATTGTGATTCCGCCCGATTCGGTATCGCCAGGCGTGCCCACGCATCCGATCGTGCTGCCGCCGACTCTCTGGCCGCCGGACGCGAAGCCTGAGCACCCGATCGTACTTCCGCCGGGAAGCAACGTACCTCCTGGCACGGATGTCATTTGGCCGCCGAATGTAGGCGTCTCGAACCCGATCACGATCGTGCCGCCGGGCAAGGTCATGGTCTACGTGGACGGCTGGATCATCGTAGACCAGCCGGCGCAACCGAAGAAATAGCGAGAAGTAACTGAGGATTGCCGTCTGTGGTGACTCCCTTCTTCGCGGATGGCATTACCGGGGCGGATCTTCCCGTAAGGAGCCGCCCCGGTTATTGGAATTGAATTGCCCTGGACGAGAAAGCAAGTCAAAAAATTGCTGAGCAGCGGCTCTCCGCTCGACGCCTCCCAGAAGCGCAAGATGATTTCTGAATTACACCGCGATCCCTCACTCGGCCATGCGAAGAAGGGATCCGCGGCTCTCAAGAAAAAGAAGTGATTACAACGGGTCAATCGCGACTTCGAGCGCGGCGACAATCCACCAATGGATGTCAGCGCGCGTCTCGATCAGGCGTACGTCTCCGCGAAGCTTCGAAAGTTTGGTGCGCGTATCGTTGTCATGCGCCGGATTCATATCCCACACTGGAGAATCGATCCATTGTTGCAAGTAGCTGCGGATCAGATCGACGTCTCCCGGTTCACCCGGCTCGTGTTTCAGATAGCGTTCCATCGCCGCCATCGCCGGGACCAGCTGACCGCCAGTCTCGGCCCGCAAGCAACCGATATGACGTCTACCCAGGTGATCGCAGATCTGGCCTATTCCGATAAGCCATCTGGCTACTCAGGCGACTCGAAAGACGAAGAACTGTTAACCGAGATCCGCGACCGCTACAAGGCCTATGAGACGGCCTGGGCGAAGATCCGGGAAGAGCGCAACACCGACGTAAAGTATATCTCGGGAGACCCTTGGACTACCGAAGACCGCAGGGCGCGAAAGGATGCGGGCCGTCCGTGCATCAATCACGACGAGCTCTCGCAGTACGTATATCAGACCGTCAATTCGATGCGTCAGAACCGCCGCGGCATCAAGGTGGACCCGCGCGGAGAAGGTTCTAGCGATCAGACCGCCGCATTGCGGCAGGACATCGTCCGCACCATCGAGTACGACTCCAACGGACCTTCGATCTATGCGAAAGCCTACCAGGACATGGTGGAGGGCTCATATGCCTTCTTCCGCGTTTCGCGCAAATATGTCTCGGAACAGTACGCCGAACCCGATGAAGAAGACCCCCGGAGCGCTCTGCAGCGCCAGCAGAGAAACAAGACCCTCTTCGATCAGCATATCTGCTTGAAAGTGATCGCCAACCCGAACAGCGTGCTCTTCGATCCCAACTGCAAAGAGCCCGACTGGTCGGACGGCAAAGCCTGCTTCGTTCTCGAACGCATGCCGTGGAAAGAGTACAAGAAGCGCTTCCCCAAGGCGCAGGTCACGTCTTTCAGCTTCGCGTACAAAGAGATCGCCTCGGACTGGATGTACGACGACGACCTGGTAGTAGCGGAGTACTGGCGGGTCGAAACGAAAGAACGCACGGTCTACCTGCTCGAAAACGAAGAAGTCACCGACGATCCGAAGGGCCGCAGGTACACCGAGAAGCGCACCATCGAAGAGAAGAGCGTCTGGCAATATTTGACCAACGGAGTGGAGATCCTCAAGCGCAAAGAAGAGATCGGGACGATTCTCCCTATCATCCCGATGATCGGACTCGAGCGCTACCTCGATGAAGGCGGCGTGAGCGCGCGCGTTCTTTACTCGCTGGTGCGTCTGGCGCGCGACCCGCAGATGTCTCTCGCCTACCTCAATTCGCTCGAGATGGAGGAAGCCGGGTTAACGCCCAAGACGCCCTATATCGGGTACAAGGGTCAGTTCGACAGCGGGCGGAAGATGTGGCAAGCGGTCACTAAGATCCCGTACGCCTTCCTCGAGGCCGATATTCCGGACAACTGGCCTGCAGGACAAGTTCCGCCCCTTCCGCAGCGTCAGCCGTTCACCCCGAATTTTCAATCGTACGAGGTGGCGAAGGATTCCTGCAGGCGCGCGATTCAGGCCGCCATGGGCATCACTCCGCTGCCCACCGCGGCGCAGAGGCAGAACGAGAAATCGGGCGTGGCATTGCAGCGGATCCAGGACCTGGAAGCGACGGGGAGCTATCACTTCATCGACGGCTATGATCGTGCGTTGAGACTCGCCGGCCGCGTAATCGACCAGTGGATCCCAACGGTCTATGGACGCGAAAACCGTACGATGCATCTGAGGAAAGCGGACGAGAGCTACCGCCAGGCAACCCTCAACACGCGCGATCCATACCCCGACCAAAAGACCGGCAAGCCGGCGCACTTCCCGGTGGACGAAGTCGACCACTCGATATCAGTCTCGACCGGACCCAGTTTCCTATCGGAACGGGACGCAGTCTCAGACTTCTTAGACAGCCTCATCGCTCAACTGCCCAAACTCCCGATCGCGCCTCCTCAAGCCGCCCGGCTGCTTTCGATCGCCATCAAGATGAAAGACCTCGGGCCGCTCGGCGATCAGATGGCCGAGATCATCAGCCCTCAGCAGGGAGACCCCGGTCAAAGCATGCAGCAATTGCAGCAGGCTCAGAGTCAGGCCCAGCAGCAGGGCGTGCTCATCCAGCAATTGCAGGCCGAACTGCAGAAGCTTACGGTCGAGAAGCAGGCCCGAGTGGTCGAGGGCGAGTACAAGATGATGACCGAACGCCTGAGGGCCCAGACATCTCTCGCCGTCGAGAAGATGAAGGCCGATGCGCAGGCCGCGTCTGCCGAGATCCAGACCAAGTCGCAGATCCTGAGCGAGCGCATGGCGGCGATCGATGAACTCTACCAGCAGGCTCACGAGCAGTTGGACGACGCCAGCGCCAGAGCATCCGACCAGGCGCATGAAAGAGCGATGTCCGATCAGGAACACCAGCAGGACGTGATACAGGCGCAGCAACAGCAGCAGGCGGCGCAACAGCAAGCGCTACAGCCACAACAGCAGCCTCAAGAGGAGCCGTCGGGAACATGAGAACGATTACCGATCACATCGTTAGCGGCGATCAGGCCGTCCAGTTGAGTATCGAAGTAACTGACGCACCCGGAGCGGGAGGTGCGAATCATCTATATCGCATCGCGGGATTTGACGCCAGCAGTAACGCCTCTAACCCCATGAATGGGCACCCGTTTTCTGAATCGTGGGTGTTATTCCAGAATGGGCCGATCAAAGAATCCGGCGTCAACGGCATCACTCAGGAAGCCTTGCTCGCCATTATCATCGACCGCCTGCGCTCGTTTCAGGCCGGCGCGTTCTCGTGCCGGGAAAACGCCCTCGCGCTAACCAATTGCGAAGAGGCCCTGATGTGGCTACAGCGCCGAACCGTGGCGCGAATCAAGCGCGGCGTCGAAGGAACAACCGCAGCATAAGTTTATGCCAGACGTAGAAACACAATCCGCGGCTCCGTCACCCGCGGCAGAGCCACAAGAGACTTCTCAGAAGTCTCAGACATCTCAGACAGAAGCGGTATCGGTTCCCACCAACGCGGAAGATTACGCGAGGTGGCGAATGAGCGGCGAAGTGCCTGAGAAGAAATCGCCGTCAAAGGAGGACTCGGCCCCTCCACCAAAGAAACCCGTTACCCCGGCCTCGGAACCCGGCGCGCAAAATAAACGGCAGGGGGCAGACGCCCGCAAGCAGGAACTGAATCAAGAGATCAGGGATTTGATCGCGCAACGCGACCGGATCAAGCAGGAGACGCAGCCTCCGGCAAAACAGGACGTAGCAAGGGAATCGTCCGCCCCACAACCGCAGGCTGATTCTTCGAAACGTCCGGTAAAACCAAAGCAGGAAGACTTCCCGACCTGGGACAAGTACGAAACCGCCAAGGACAAATACGACGAAGACCTGGCCGACTGGAAGGCCGGCCAGAAGATCGAAGAATATGTCCAGCACACGCGCCAGGAAGCGCAAACCCAGGCGATGCAAGTCAAACTGAACGAGGCGAAGTCGCGTTATGGCGATGAGGCCGAACCTAAAATCATCAGTACCGCTAAAACGATATTCGACGATCAGAAGGTCGCGCCCGCGATTAAAGCCGCACTGGGACGATCGGAAGTTCTGGTCGATGCCCTCTATGTAATGGGAACGGACCAGGCCGAACTCGATTCATTTGTCGATCTCTCGATCAAGGATCCGCTTGAAGCTCTCCGCAAGTTTTTCACCGTCGAAGCCTTGGTGAAGCAGGAGCTCCAAAAGACGGGCAAGCCGGAAACCAATGGAGCGCCCGCCCGAGGAGACGACGGTAAATTTCTGCCCGGAGAAAAGCCCCCTGCCAGGACAATCAAACTGGCGCCGCCGCCCGCTACCGAGCTCGGAGGGCATTCCTCTCCACCCGGAGACGAGGCGGATCGCGCCGCTGCGAGCGGGGATGTCCGTAAATTCTTCAACGAACGGAATCGCAAGGACCTCCAACGCTGGAAGGGTAATGCGTAAAAATTGGCAACCAATAACTTCACTAACACCTCGTGGGTCTCGCTTGAGATCCTCAGGCTATTAGTCAATAAACTGGTCTGTACCGAGTACTTCAACCGGAGCTGGGAGAAAGACTTCAACAAAGAATTCGCTCCCGGATCCTCGATACAGATCAAATTCCCGCAACGATTCCTCACCGTCGACGGCATGGGATACGCCCCGCAAGGCATCTCGCGCATCTCGACCACGGTCTCGCTCGACACCTGGATCCAGGTTCCTTTCGAATGGGACGACTACGAACGCGCCGTAAAGCTCGAGCGCTCCGAACAGGAACTCAGGGAAAACTACTGGGAGCCAGCAGGAGCCGCTATCGCTCAGAAGATCGACAGCAACGCAGCCAACTGGGTGCGGTACAACTCGTCGAACTTTGTAGGTCAACTCGGAACGGATCCCATCACCGTTGCAACCTATTACCAGGCACGCGCGATGCTCGAGAAGGAAGCAGCCGGCGCAGGCAAGCGATGCGTGTTGATGTCAACCTCGATGATGACTTCGCTCGGGTCGAACATCACGAACTTCTTCCACCCGGACGACGAGATCACCAGGATGTGGAAGAGGGGGAGTATCGGCGTCATCGCGGATTTCAGCGCCTTCGAGTCGAACTCGCTCTATTCGCACACCGCCGGCACATGGGCCGCTACGGTCAAAGTGATCGGGGCGAACCAGGCCGGAGGGCAGCTCACCATCCAGGGAACCGCGGGCGACACCATCAATCCGGGCGACAAGTTCTCGATCGCCGTGGTGAACATGACTAACCCCATGACCTACCGATCGGCAGGCCCGCTTACCCCGCGCACGTTTACCTGCCCTGCGGGGTTCACGCTCACGGGTGGAAACGACACGATCGCGATACTGCCGGCCATTTACGGACCCGGCAGCCAGTATCAGAACGTGGACGCCCTGCCGGCGAACAACGCGGCTCTCACGCTGTGGCCCGGGACTACCTCTCCCAACGGCAAGACCGGCACTATCGGATTCGGACTGACTCGCGAGGCCTTCGCTCTGGTCGGCGGCAAGCTGTACGTGCCGAAGGCGGTCGAATCGGCAGGACAACAGCAGGATCCGGACTCGGGTATCGCAGTACGTAAAGTGATCGCCTGGGATCCGGGGCGCTCGATGCAGGTCAATCGCTATGACAGCTTGATCGGAATGGGTAACTTGTATCAGCAGAACGCCTCAGTGGCCGTTCTCGGGGCATAGGAGGAATCGAAGATGCCAAGACTACAATCACACTTCGGATTGCAAGACCCACGCCTGCAGTCGGTTTCCATGCCGATGATTCTTCCGCTCACGCTCACCGCAGCCGCCGCTCTGACTTCGCCGCAGCTACTGAGCGGGTTCATCATCTACAACGCCGCAGGCGCCGCTAATCTTACCCTGCCATCAGCCTCGGACCTCTGCAATAACATCCAGGGCTGCATGGTAGGGACCTCTTTCGAAGTTGAGGTCAGAAGCGCCGGCGCCGGCGCTGCAACCGTCGTCGCCGGCGCCGGGGGAACCATCTCGGGCACCGCTGCCGTGGCAACGCTGAACTCCAAGACGTTCCTCGTGAATTTCACCAACGTCACGATCGGCCAGGAAGCCTACACGGTGTACACCAAGGGCGGCGCGGCGTTCTAAAAGACTTTGTTGCCGACGCCATAAGGGGGCCGTCTGGCATTTCGCGGCCCCCCTTTTTTCTGAACCATGCCGATTAACGAGTCCGGAGGCTATCACCTCGGAACTAATCTCACCCAGAAACAAGAGCGAGAGGCCATGCAAGCGGTCTATGGCCTGGGAGGAAACAACACGATGACCCCGACGATGAATGAAACGGCGCTCTCTTATGAGGAGAGGATCAAATTGCGCCGGCTTCTCGACCAGCTCGACCAGAAGGAAGCCGGCGGGATGAAGGAGTTCGACCTCGCGAAGCCTCCCGTCCCTCCATATCAATTTCGCGAGTACCCGTACGTCATGTACAACCATCAGACGCGCCAGGCGAAAGCTGCCCGCAACCACGAGGAACGCGAGCAGATGCAATCTGCGGGATGGCGCGACCAGCCGTTTACCGCCGAAGGGCAGCAGGTTGAACTCACAGGCCAGGAGATCGAGGAGTCGCAATTGATCGACCGGCTGCTCAAGATGTCCAAGGAAGAGCGGGAAAGCTTGCTCGCCGCCGCGCGCGGCGAAACTCCCGCACCCGAAACGAAATCGAGAAAGAGGACCACATGAGCACCACCCATACGACGGACCCCCACGCCGCGACCGGCGCCCAGATAGCGGATCAGCACGCGGCCCCTCAGAAGGACAGCGTGCATTCGACGCCGAACGAATATCCTTTCGCCCTCTACAACCACAAAACCCGCCAGACCAAAGCGGCGAAGGACAAAGACGATTACGCCAAGCTCTCGAAGCTGGGGTTCGTCGAAGATCCGCTCCCTCCGCAAGACCCGGACGCCCTCACTGCGGAGGAAGTGAAGACCCTGCAAGCGCTGCTCGCGAAAGCCGCCAAGGCGCTCGAGAAGCTCGGGCAGTTGAGCCAACAAGATGCCCAAGCCACCACCGACAAAGCCCAAGCCCGCGCCGGTCAAAAAGCGCCAGCCGCGCCCGCAAAGCAGTAAGCCCATGCAATCGACCAATCACACCGCAGCCGGGAGTCCGCCTCCTCCGGTTCCTCCTCCTCCAATCGCGACTATCGGACCCGGAGGACCGCACCCCGAAGACCAGCAGACATGGGCGCACCTGATGAGCCGTTACTCCGTCGAGATCGCGGCGGGGAATTCGAACCCGTCCGCTCCGGTAGCGGTTGAACTACGGGATTGGGACCATGCCGACTGACATAAACACCCTGTTAACGGACGCCTTGATTTACGTTGGCGCGTACGCACAGGGGCAGACTGCAAACCCGGACGACCTCGCGCTGGCGTTCCGGGTGATGAATCGCAAGATCGATTCGCTCTCGGCAGAAAAGCTCTCGATGGTGGGGATGAACCGCGGCCAGTATTCCTTGACCGGCCAGCCGAGCTACACGTACGGGCCGGGCATGGTCTGGAACGCTCCCGCCCGTCCTATCAAGATTAAGAGCGCGTCGGTAATCGCGCAGAACGGCGTGGAGCGGCCCTGTAATCTGCCAACCGCAGATCAGTGGGCAGGCGTCCCCGACAAGACCCGTACGGGAGTCTACGTCGAAGATCTCTTCTATGACAACGGCTTCCCCACAGGCGTCTGCTACGTGAGCCCGATGCCAGTGACGGGAAGCATAATCCTGTGGACATTCCAGTCGATCCCCGTTCTACCCGCTCAGACGGGGACGATCAACCTTGCGCCGGGGTACGAAGAGACCTTGTTAACCATCGCTGCTAGAGAGCTATGTATCGCGTTCCAGAGACCCCTCACTCCCGAACTGAACGATGCGGCCGAACAGGCGAAGAATGTCATCGTGCAGTTGAACGCGGAGCTCTATAACGCGCCGGCGCCGCCTCCACAAGGGCCTGGACCCACATCACCGCCGGCTCTGAGAACCACCTAAAATGACTTTCGCAACTAAAGGCTTCAGTTCGAAGAGGCAGCTTACCGAACCCAGGCTGACCAGGCCGGCGGCCGTGTTCCCCGGCGGAATCGCGGGCGATATAAACCTGGCCGTTGCGGCGAACCAGCTGCAAACCACTTTGGCCGCTACGATGGCGATCGGGGATCTGTCCATGATCGTCGCCGATCCGTCCTCGATCGTCGCCGGAATGCTGTTTTCGATCGACGCCGAAATTGTACAGGCCTCCTCGGCCCCAGCCGGCTCGAGCGTTCCTGTCTCCCGCGGATTCGACGGGACTGCGCCCGCCACTCACTTGACCGGCGCCGCGGTCTCGGGACTAATCGACGCCTGGCACCACAACGCTCTCGTCGCGGAAATCGAGGCGATCGAGCAGACTCTCGGGGCGCACCTATCGAACATCCCCGCTACGAGCGTGGTGACAACGACGCCTTACAACTTTCCCGCGCAAACTCCGGGCGGTTCTCTTTCGCCGGGTACGAACTCGATTACATTGAGCCCGGTTCCACAGGGAGTCAACGGAACGGACCAGCATCACTGGCTGTATATTTCTGGGGGCGCGGGCGCGGCGGAAGCGGTTCTGATCACGGGCGGAACCGCAGTGGCCGGTGCGGCGAGCGGCACGGTCTTTGTGACGTGCGCCAACTCCCATTCCGGAGCGTGGACTATCCAGACGGCTACGGCGGGCATCCGGGAAGCCATCATCGCGGGAGGCAACTACGCACGGATATACATTCCCTCCGGGCCGCATACGATCTACGCCACGGTCTGGAGCGAATTCGGGGCCTCGATCCATGGCGCCGGTTCCTACCAGACCTTCATCACGCCCGGGTTCCAGAACATCGACGCCTTCCACCTGTTGGGCAGCGGCGGAATCGCGGGCGAGTTCGGCGACATGCGAATCGTATATGCGGCAAGCTCGGTGAGCGCATGCCAGCACGGATCGGCGTTAATCCTGGACACGCTGTACTCACAGCCCGTCGCGAACCTGGAGATTTCCGGCTTCGACAACGGGGTGGATATCGTCAACGGTTCCAGCCCGTTTCTGGAAAACGTCGATATCCGGCTCGCAGGCGTACGCGGGATTGCCCTGAATCCAGCCGGCGCGGGGCAAACGGGAATGACGGCGAATAATGTAACCATCGTTGGCTGGGGCGCGGGCGCCGGCTCTACGATCGGAATTTCCATGCAGGGCACCGTGGGGGGGTCCTTGCTGTCCAATATTCTGATCAACCAGATGCCGTATGGATGGACGATGGTTCCCGGATCGGGCGGCGTCATCAACGAAATCCAGGCGACCAACGTGCAGTTTGACGCGATAGGGGTTGTGAGTCTGTGGCTAAGAGGGCAGCGCACGGGAACAGGTGCGAGCGGAGGCGGCGTCAGCCACATATACAGCAATATCCGAATCGCTTCCGTTACCGCCGCATCGACCGGAGTAATCATCGAGTCCGCATGGGGCGCGATCAGGCTGAACGGCATCTGGGTGAACGTCGTCGCTCAAGGCATCCATTTGAGGGGGCCGCGTAACGTTTCTATCATCGACGCGAATGTAATTCAGAACAACGGGACGCAGACGACGCCGGCGCTCGATATCGTTGCGGACTCAGACGGCAGCGCCGCATCGAATATCTACATCTCCAATTCGCAGATTGGCAAAGATCAATTCGGCGGGACATCGAACAGTTACCAGTACGGCATCGTCGTTGACCCCGCTGCCCACGGCAACATCACCATCAGCAACTCCGATGTGTATGGTTCTGGCAACGCCGTAGTCCTGAACGGGACCGGCGGCGCGGGCGTCCTCTACAGATTCCAGGGCAATACCTTCTCCGGCGGCGCGAACACGATCTCGACCGGTGGATCGGCAGTCGCGCAGTTCATCAACAACAACGGAGCGGACCTGGCGGCGGGGACAGTATCGAGCATCGCCAGCAATACCATCACCCTCACGCCAACTCACGAGAACACTGTGCTGGTGAGCGCAGACGGGAGCGGGGGCGCGGCGACCGTTACCGCGCCGAACGGGACGCAGTGGACCGGCCGCTCGGTACGCATCGTCGCCACCCACGCCAACGGCATCGTCTTCAACACGAGCGGCAATATCCGCGCGGCGAAGACCCTGACCACGGGCCAGAGCGCATGGCTTACATGGGACGGGACGAAGTGGGACATCAACTGAAGGAGGAATAACCAGTGGCGGAATTCAACCAATCCCAGTTCGATGCGGCTTTTTTCGGCGGGTCTTCTTTACTCGGCGTCTGCAGCATCAAGTGCAAGGACGTGCTCTATATCGCCTTCCGCGAGTCTCGCGTTCTGCACCGTCCGCAAGGGGCTATCTCTCCATCCGAAGCGACGGACGGGATGATCTTCCTGAACCAGCATATCGATTACTGGAGCGCGAGAGGCTGCTATTCGTGGACGACCACATTTCAGCCTTACACGTTGACGCCTGGCCATCAGCCGCACCTGATCGGTCCGGGACTGCTCCCCCCCGATTTCCCGGCCAACCAGAGACCCGTGCGGATCGTTTCGGCGAGCCTGATCCTCAACGATACGAATCCCGCCACCGAACAGCCGATCAATATCAGGGACAACGCATGGTGGGCCTCGCAGCGTACCAAAGCTGTGACGTCGAACGTTCCCACGGATCTCTATTACGAACCGGACGTGCCCAATGGGGAGCTGTTCTTCTGGATGGTCCCGAACTATCCCTACGGCGTGCGTCTTGAAACGCTCGTGCAGCTGCAGGAGTTCCAGACGCTCGACGACTGCTTCATCGCGCCGCCGGCCTACCGTGCAGCCGTCACGCTGACGCTCGCAGAGGAGCTCGTGGACCTCTGGGGTACGGAAATGCCTCCCAACCTCGCGAGGCGGGCCATGAAGGCCAGGGACGCTCTGCAATCGAACAACTATCTGCCTCCGCGGATCGCAACTGCCGATTGGGGGACGAATTCAAGTCCGCGTGGGGACTGGAATTGGGTCACTGGTACTCTCCCCGGACTTTAACGGGTTCGCCGTTCTGGTGCTGGACACAGCGGGACGGTGACGGAGCCGGTTCCCGCCGGGCTATAGGCCATTTCCCGGCGGGACGGCCTGAAATCATATGGCACGTTTTGACAGCTTCACGGGCCCATTCAACACGCCCTTTTCCCCCAATATTCAGAGCGAGTTCACCATGAACTGGCTACCGGAGAAGGTCTCCGTCTCGGTCGAAGGCCAGGGAACGGACGTACACGACAAGAACGTCCGCTGTTCGCTGATCCGGCTACCCGGCCTGGGTCTCTTCGTCACCCTTCCGCAATCTCCTGTGCGGGGACTCTTTCCCGGCGAATTCCGGCTGTTTGCGGTAGGAGGCGCCCATCTCTACGAAGTCCTGGACGGCGGAACGATCATCGACCGGTCGACGCCTGGCTTCAGCGGCGCATCCGGAGTGGGGCCGCAAGGCTCGACTATCGGCAATGACGGGCGTCCCGTGCAAATGTTCGTCAACGGCAACCAGTTGGCGATCATCAGCGCAGGGTATGCCTACGTTGACAACGGAAACGGACCCGTCCAAGCTCAGTACTCAGACCCCCTCACCGATCTGGTAATCAACTCGACCGATACGACCCTGCTGAACACATCCACCGGCAATTTCTTCGACCAGTCGGATGTGGGAAGAACGATCCAGATTCTGAGCGGAGCCGGGTTCACCGTCGGATCGGGGCAACTGATCATCAGCGTTGACGCGAACGGCAACGCGAAACAAGCAGGCTCGTGGGGACTTCCCGGCTCGAGCCTCGGGACGGGAATCGAATGGATCGGACATTTCACCTTTACCGATCTCGCCCTCGGCACAATCCCCACGATGGTCTCATCAGCCAGTCACATGTTCGGTCCGTCCGATATCGGTTTGCCCATGACCATTAGCGGGCCTACGGGTTGGACGGCGGGAACGTACACGATCACCGGCCTGGTGGTCAATTCGAGCGGTGTTCCGACAGGCGCAGCTATTCTTGACAGGGCGGCTGGAACATCAGGCGCGATCAACGGCACGGGCACGACTCCTTCGTCTCTCGTCACGGCATCGCAAGGCGCCTTCCTCGATGGCTACTTCTTCATCGTGCCGAATCCCCCCACCAAGGTCGTGTTCTACTCTGGCGCCCCGGACGGGACCAGTGACGGCACGATGTGGGATCCTCTGAACTTTTTCTCGAAGGCCGCGTACCCGGACAACGTGAACGTATTATTCGCGGACCATGAGGAACTCTATACCTGCGGAGACCTCGAATCGACCCAAGTCTGGCGCGACGTGGGAGACGCCAACAATCCATTCGCGCCGGATCCGGGGGGATTCATGCATGTCGGCTGCCAGGCGCCGCTGTCATTTGTGCGTCTGGGGAACGGAGTGGCCTGGATCGGGCAGGATATGCGCCGCGGCACGCGCAAAGCGGTACAGGCCGTAGGATACCAGCCCAACGTGATTTCGACGCCTGCCGTCGAGTCGGTTTGGGCGCACTACCAGACGGCGGACGCGGTGGCGTTTACGTGGGCGGACGTGGGACACGAGCTATGGGTGATCACGTTTCCCTCGGATAACGCGACCTGGTTCTACGACAATACGACGGGATTTTGGGGACAGTGGGGACACTCATCGGGCGGCGTCTGGAATCGCATTCTGCCGTGGGTTCACTGCGTCGTCGCCTTCCCCTCTTCGACCGACGTGCATTACGCGGGAGACTACAGCAGCGGCAATATCTACATCATGTCGCGGGATTACAAGACGGATAACGGCGCCGAGATCGTAAGGAGGAGGACCGCGCCCCACCTGACCAACGAGAACATGCGGCGCTTCTATGCGCGTTTCGAGATCGATTGCGACGTGGACGGGTTACAGCGGATCTTCTGGAACCGCCTGGGCAACGGACGCGATCGCATCTGGCAGTTGGATAGCTCTCAAGCAAGCGAGACCGGGGGCGTGACTCTGACTCTCGGGTTCTCGGACGACCGCATGCAGAGCTTCCAGACGGTGTTTTCGCAGACCCTCGATCCCTCGGTGGACGTCTCGCTGGCGAATGCCTACCTGAACTGGACGGACGCGACATGGCACTAGTCTGAGAAGTCTGAGACATGGCTAGACCTCCTCAACCTGTTACCAACCGGAACAACCTGAAGCAGGGTCCGATACCCGCAGTGTCCATGCAGACGCCGATCGTTGACCCGAACACCGGCAAGGTGACCCGCACCGGGCAGTTGCTGCTCGAGCAACTGCAGGCCCCCAGCGTAACTCAGGGCACGAGTGGAGGTCGGCCCGACGCATCGAGCGTACCGGATGGAGCGCTGTACGTCGAAAGCGACCGCAGCGTCGTTTACTACAACTACCAGGGAATCTGGCATTACCTGGCCGGCGCGATGTGGGGCACGCTGAACCCGGACCTGCGCCCCACGGACCTCGGGGTGAACGATGCCGGATTCGACTTCCGCGGCACAGACGAGCCGCGCGAGTTCATCTGGTCGCAAACGGAATGGATCGAAACGACCAGAGTCTATTACGGCGCCCATGCCGAAAGACCGGACACGGCAGGCCTTGCCGATGGATCGCTCTATGTCGAGAACGACAGAGGGGGAGTGATCTATCAGGCGCAATCGAACGTCTGGCACTATCTCGCGGGCACGATGTGGGGCACGCTATCGCCCGACAGCAGGCCGACCGACCTCGGAGCGAACGATGCCGGCTTCACCTATCGCGGCACCGACCAGCAGAGAACGTTCGTCTGGAGCGGAACCGTGTGGGTCGAGACTACGCCTGTTGGGAACGCCGCTAGTCTTGTCCACCCGAATGTGGTCACCAAGGTAGGCGCTACGCCGGGTCAAATCGTAGAAGGGGGGATCACCGATCAAAGCGCGGGCGACAGCAACACGATATTTATTTCGAGTACCGGCCTGGTCGGCATCGGAACTACGACGCCGGGCCATGTGCTCGATGTCTCCAGCGCACCCGCAACGGCGCTCCGCATCGGCAACAAGAGCGCAACGTCGAATAACACCCAATTCCGGTTTTTTGGAGCGAACGCCAATGCGGAAACGTGGGCGCTAGGCACCGATCTCCTGGCGGCCAACGGGTCCAAGGATTTGCACTTTTATAGCCTCTCCCTGAATGCCGCCGTTTTCACTCTGGGGCAGACTTCCGGCCATGTGGGAGTCTCCAACGGCGCTCCTGCCTTTGCGCTGGATGTTACGGGCGACGTCAATTGTTCGGGCCTGCATCGAACTGCGGGGGTCGCGGGCGTCTCGGCCACGATTACCACGGCCAAGCTGACGACTACGGGCGCCAACGGGAGCCTGACGTTCAGCGGCGGAATTCTTACCGGATTTGTGCAGCCGACGTGATTCGAGACTATCTGAGCGGACATGAACTTTCAACGCACAACAGACTACACGCTGGTGCGGGAGATCCTCACGACGCCCGATGTGTACGAGCACATGGCGGACGATTACACGGTCCCTCGGGAAGCCTTCGCGGTCAACGTCCATCCGGAGATCCGCTACGTGGTCGTCCGCGATCGCGGCGTAATCGTGGGCCTTTTCAGCTTCATTCCGAGAAACGTACACTGCTGGGAATTGCACGCCTGCATGCTTCCTGGCGCGACCGCAAGAGAGAAATGGAAAGCGGCGCGTGAGCTCGAACCATGGCTCGCGGAAAGAACGGAATGCAAGCGACTGGTGGCGGAAGTCCCGCGCACCAACGCTCCAGCGATCTATTACGGGACTCACGGGATCGGGATGCGCTATGTGGGCACTCACCCCAAGGCGTTTATGCGGTTCGGGTCTCTCCAGGATCTGATCATTCTGGGGATGGAGATCAACGGGAGGTAGGAATTTGCCGTCCCTCGTCACGAGCGTTATCGGCGGGATTCAAGGCGCGAGCGCAGCGCATAGCGCGGCGGGCGCGCTACAGAAGGGCTATCAGCAGGCCGGGACCACGGTCACCAGTGCGGTAAACCAGGTCAACCCGGGCATCATCGCGACCGGCCAGGCGGCGGGAGCGGGAGTCACTACCGCGGCTGGGACCGCGGGAGCGGGAGCAACCGGCGCCGCGGCTACGGGAGGTGCAGCTGCAACCGGAGCGGCCGCAACGGGCGCAGCGGGCGCAACCGACGCGGCGAAGACTCTGACCGGCTATCTCAGCCCCTACATGACCGCAGGCTCAACCGCGGCGGCCGGCCTCACCGCGGCATCTCAGCCATTCACCGCGAGCATGATGAGCCAATACTCGCCGGCTTATCAGTTTCAATTGCAGCAAGGTCAGCAGGCAGCGGCGAGACAAGCAGCCGCCGCCGGCGTCACTGGAAGCGGCGGCACGGCCAAGGCGCTCCAGCAGTATGCGCAGAACTATGCCGGCACGGCATTCGGCAACGCGGCGAATATCTATAACCAGAACTTCAATCGTCTGGCAACTGTCGCAGGCATGGGCCAGCAGGCCGCAACGACGGCGGGCCAGGCCGGGATCGGAACCGCGGAATACGGCGGAACGCTGGGCGAGAGCGCGGCTCAATACTCTGGCACGCTCGGCACGGGAGCGGCTGAATACGCGGGCACAGCAGGCATGACCGGCGCGGAATATGCAGGCAATGCCAACATGGCGCAGGGCAACCTCGCAGCCTCAAATACGACATCCGCGGCCAATTATTTGGCCAACACCCAGATCGGAGCGGCGAACGCCACGGCGCAGGGTGATCTTGGAGCGGCATCCTCCTGGAACAACATGTTGAGCGGAGTGGGAAGCGCTGCGAATAGCGCGCTCATGATGGGAATGGGACCAGGTGGATGGAGTCCTACCAACTTCGGGACCAACGTTGGGAACATGATGAGCGGCGGGTACGGAGGTGGCGGCGGCGGATGGGCTACTCAGGCTAGCAATATGGGATGGACGCCGCCTATCGCGGCACCTCAGACGCAGATCCCTGTCGGAGGATAAACCATGTCACCACCCCCAATTGCCAATCCGCAGCCGTTTAATATCACGCCAACGCAGTATACGGACCCTCTCCAGACTCTGGCCCAGATGGGTCAGTTACGCACGCAGGGTTTACAGCAACAGCAGGCTCAACTGGGATTGCAGCAACAACAACTTCAGTTGCAGTCGAACCAGGCGATGATGAAGGCATTCGCCAATGGCGGCGGCGACTGGGCGAAAACGCAGCCGCTGCTCGATTCGGATCCGGATATCCTGCCCACCGATCGCATGGCCGTTGAGCAGCACAGGCTCCAGTTGCAAAAAGATGCGGCGGGTCTCACCAAAGATAAGCAGGCGATCTTTTCAACTGATGTAGACCGATACCGCGGATTTCTCTCAGGGGTCAATAATCAGGATGACCTCGACCAGGCGAACCTCCAAGCCGAGAAGGCCGGGATCGGTTCGCAAGTGCCGCGCATGACCACGTTCAGCGATCCGGCCCACGTGCAGGCTTTCTCGAATTCGCTCGCATTGCATTCGCAGCTAACTGAGGAAGCGCTCAAGGGGGCGCAGACCGGGGAGGCCTCCGCAAAGGGGGCGGAGGCGCAGGCGGGAGCCACGGCCCAGACGCGCGCCCAAGCTATCCAGCAACTCTCGAGCATCGTCGATCCAAAGACCGGGATACCGGCTCCCAACGCTATAGCCGCACTTCAGAAGAAGTATCCCGACGTCTTCCCGCCCACTTTCAACCCGCAAGATAAGAGCTCCGTGGCGCAGATGATCCAAAGCGCGGTTCCGGTCGCAGAGCAGGGTAAGGCAAAGATCGACCAGATTAGAGCCAACTTGCTATCCCAGGCTCAAAACGCAGTACAGAATGGAGTCAACCCTATCGATTCCATTCTCCCGGCCTCGCTGGATTCCGGCGCCAATTCCTCGTACAAAGCCGCCTACTCCGCCGCGATGAGCCAACCTCCGGACGAGAACGGGCGCCGGCCCGCGGCCGATTCCATCATGGCGGCGGCGGCGGCCCACGCGGCCACGATACAGTTAGCCGGAAACCCGAAGATCATCGCCGGACACGCGGCGCAGGCGGGGGCGGACGCCTGGGCCACTGTCTCGGCCGACGTTCAGAAGCAAGTCCAAGCCGAAATTCAGAAGGCGCGCATGGCGCCCGGAGCGCTCTCGAGCATTATCGATCCGGCGACTCGCAATCAGGCCCTCACGCAATGGAATCAAGCCGACAAAGAGTATCAGATCAAAGCCGGCGACGCCGCGCGTCTCCTCTCCATGGTTCAAGCTGCGCGAAACGATAACCAGAACGCAGCCTCATTGCTAAACATCGCCGAAGTCCGCGAGATCGTTTCCAGGGTGAATACGCAAGAACTGCAAGCGGCCGGCGGCGGCGTATCGGCTCTCCGCAATATACAAAACTGGCTTTCCGCGAAGACTCAAGGCAAGCCAAGCGCTGCGACCCTGAACGATGTCGACCAGGTGGGGAAACTGATGTTGGGCGCGGCAAGGGTTACGCGCAACGGCATCATCAATCATCTAAACACCGGGCTGGGAGCCAAGATTCCGCTCGAGACAGGGGCCGCTGCAGCACCAAGCGGCGCCCCGGTATATCTGCGCCAGGTCAAGAACGCGGCCGGCCACGTAATCGGACAGACCGCAGATGGAAAATGGCATGACGTCGAGACTGGAGCGGTAATTCAGTGAGTTCCGCGGCGACCCCGCAGATCCCGGCCCAGCTTCCGCCTCCTCCCTCTGGGTACGACACGGAGGTGGCACAGCCTACCGCGACGACGCCGGTCGCCGCCGGACAACTCCCACCTCCTCCTCCGGGATACACGATCGATGAAGGCGGCGGGGTTAGCGTAGGGCCAGGATCGGTCGGCGTTCTCGAAAGCCCTTCGAACGTACCGCTGGGTAGGGACCCTTCGGGATTTCCGATCTACAAATACGTCCCCCCGCAGCCTACTCCTCCTGCTGACCGGCAGCCGCCGGCTAAACCGGAAGAGTCGGTATGGGCCAAAGCTCCCGATGCTCTTCGGCAGGTTGCAGGACAGGGTTTAATGGCCGCATCAAACCTGGATCACCTGACGGCGAATGCGCTTCACCTTTTGGATGTGGGAGCGCAGGTTGTGTCGAAAGCAACCGGCGTCGCGCCCGGCGGCTTTTTCGCAAACCTCGAGAATTGGGCGCGACAAAGGCAGCAAGACACGGAACAGTTAGCGGGAGACGTTGCGGGCGGCGAGCCCAAGGGAACGATCAGCAACATTGCGCGTACGCTCTCAGGTATAGCCTTTAATCTGCCGGTAGCCGCGGGGGCGGCCGCAGTCAGCGGACCCGTATTGGGCATGGCGCAACTGGGCGCTCTCGAGAACGCCGATCAGGGCTTGGGAAGCATGGTCGAAGGCACGCTCGAGGGCGGACTGCAGGGCGGCGTGCTCCATGTGCTGGGGCCCGGCAATCGTCTCGTTAGATTCGTCGGCAATGCAGCTGTGACCTACGCGAATGCGATCGCGCATGGAGCCGATAAGGCGACGGCCTTCGAAAATGCGGCGACGATGGGCGCTGTGGGCGCAATTCCCGGCAATGCTCCAGGAGGAGGCTTGGGATTTAGAGGAACGGCGAAGAACATCCCATGGAATATTGTGGAGGGTGCGCGTGGCGCCCTCCCGGCTTTCCCAAGCAAACTCGATCCGGTGAAGCAGCAGGCCATAGACTACCTGGGAGAAGAAGGCGTCCCACTCACGGCCGCAGATGTCACGGGCAACCGCTACTTACGCGCGATGGAAGCGAGCACGGCTCATATGCCGATCGGCGCCGAAGCCGCCGAAGAGTATAGGGGCGCCCCTCGCGGCCAAGCGATGGCGGACCTTTCCGGCCGGCTTGCGGAACAGGTTTATCCGAGCCCGGTAACGCCGCACGAGGCCGGCGGGGAGATGGCCCTAGCGCTGGATAAGAACATTGCCGACCTGAACAAGCAGGAGCAAGAGGCATACAAAGGCGCATGGGAGGGGGCGGGCGACCCGCAGTATACCCGTAAGGTTCAGGTCGGCACGGAGCAAAAACCCGTGCTCGATTCGGAAGGCAAACCCACGGGAGATACCCAGCCAGGTCCGGTTTACGGCTACGTCAACATGCCGGTAGACGTGCGGTGGATGAAGCAGATCGCGCGTGACCAGATCGATAAGTTCAAGTACTCGCTCTCGCGCACCGAACGAGCCCAGTCGAACGCTTACAACGTTTACCGGCAGATTCTATCCGGGCCCGACCATATCAGCGCCGAACAGGGCGAAGAAGCGCTAAAGGGGCTCAAGACGGAAGTCAGGGGCGCGGCGAGCCCTAACCTCCGGAATGTGGCGCAGGGCCAGGCGGCGGCTCTCATACCGCGATTACAGGACGACATAGAATCAGCCGTGAATGAGACGGGCCCGGATGCCGTCGAAGCTCTTCGGAATGGCCGTGATTTCCATCGGCAGAAGATGGAGATTGCGGACGTCGCAAAGAAGCTGCGCGAAGAGCCGGTGCAGGCCTTCGGTCAGCTATCGATGGGGCGGGATGCCGGCGTCGAATACCTGAATCAGATCGCCAAGCAGGCGCCCGATATCATGCCGCGCCTCGGCCGCGCGTGGCTCGACGACGTTTTCGACCAGGCGACAAGGGAAGGCGGATGGCAGCGCGCGGCCGGCATTCTTCGCAAGTGGCAGACGCTCGGGCACCAGACAAAAGCGCTGATGTTTCCGGAGCCATCGCTGCGTATCGCTCTCGACAGGTTCTTCCTCGGCGGCAAACTGCTTGGGGGAGAGATCAACCCCAGCGGCACGGCGTTAGTCCGCGGCGCGCAGGAAGCAACCCAGAACCCGCTCAAGCTTCTCCAGGGATACATCGGGAGTAAGCTTCTCTTTTCGCCGCGCGGGATCAAGCTTCTGACCGGCATCGCGCAGGATCCGCCGCGAACCCCTGCGGCGATCGCAAGGGTAAGAGCGCAAGCGAAAGAGATCGCGGGAGCACCCAACGAGCCTCCTCAAGAACCGCCTACAGGAGGCGGCCCATCACCAGGCGGTACTCCCCCTGGTACAATTCCCCCGAATGCAAGAGGGCAGGCGGCAGCGCCCGTAGCTACAATAGACGAGAATGCACCCCCCGAAACTGACGGACCAAGAATTGAGAGAGAAGGGACTCCGGATGGTGGGGCGCCTGGCGCACTTCATCGAGCTACGGAAGCAGAAAGCCCAGCCGGAACCGAAACCCGCGTCCTCATCCCAGGAACCAAGAAATTCCTTCCCGCGAACTACGAAGTAAGAGAACTCGCGGACGTTCAGCCATCGCACAGCGGCCAGACCTTCCAGCCCAATCCGAAATACGCCTACAGAAACGACCGGGACTACAATAACCCGAACAATCGCAGCAAGGTCCTCAACGGCGCGATGGGCGGCCAATTCGAGCCCGTCTATCACATTACGGATAACCCGGATGCGTCGAACGGGCCGATAGTTATCGATCAGGACGGCAACGCGATCGGCGGCAACGGGCGCGCGATGATCTTGCAACGGGTCTATGGCGCCAATCCCGCCGGCGCCGAGGCTTACCGGACGTTGCTTCAGCAAAAAGCCTCCCAGTTCGGCATAGATCCGCGACAGGTAGCCAGGATGAAGCAGCCGGTCTTGGTTCGCAGGGTAGATGACTCCGGACTAAGCGGCAACTGGCAGCGGGACGCCATTACCGATCTGAACAAGGTGGGAACCGCTGCGCTGACTCCTGCGGAACAAGCGATCGCGGATTCCCGGCGCGTCTCGCCTGGGACGCTCGACGCGCTTGCGGCAAAACTCGACGCCGGCGGCTCGGATGCGACCATAGCGAGCGTTCTCGACGGGAAGAACGGCGCGGAAATCCTTAACAAGTTGATCGATGATGGGGTAATCAGTCCACAGGACCGCGCTGCATACGCTACGGGCGACAATCTTACGCCTGCCGGCAAGCAGCGGATTGAAAAGCTCGTGCTGGGCCGATTCTTCCGCGACCCGGCGCAACTCGATTCAACCCCCGCCGCGGTGCGGAATAAGCTGCAGCGGATGGCGGCGCCGTTAGCAAAGGCCGAATCGTACCCCGAGTGGAACCTCTCCCCGCACATTCAGGAAGCCATAGACTTGCTCGAATCGGCGCGCAGCCTCGGCAGCAATAATATCGGGGATGTGGTGGGCCAGCAGACGCTTTTCGAGGGACATAAGTACTCGCCCGAATCGATCGCGCTTGCGAAGGCCATGCAGCGCATGAACCCGAACGAACTCACGGAAGCGGCGCGTCAATACGCGCAGGACGCCAAACATGCGGCCGCGGGTGCGGGTCTGTTGGGCGAACTCCCTACGGCCGCGGAATCGCTCACTGTGGCTTTCGGCAAGGCTGCGAAGCGCTAGTATCGCTCTCTCGTGGATTACCGAATCCGTCCAACGCAACGAGCAACAGCACAAGCAACCATCCCGCAACCCATAACGCCGCAAACGCTGCGGCGAGTCCCAACCCAATCCTGAATCCTTCTTCGATCACTTCCCCTCCAACCTGTCGATCCGCGTCTCATGTTGAGCTTTATTCGGCATGATTAGCCTTTCTTGATCCCTTCTTCCCCCACCTAGCGTCCGCGGCCTTTTTGGCGCTCGCGCTCCTTTGCTCCTTCGTCATCGCCTTTGCTCTCGCCGGGCCGCCGAGTCTTCCTAGAGCGGCTGCAATGTTGCTGATGCGGATCCGTTCTTCTTTTTTCATACCTCTGCGTCCCCCCCGTCGCCGTTCATGCCCTCGAGGAACGTCTTAATGCCGTTCAGCATAGCGATGCGAAGGCGGGATTCTCTGACATCCCGCGCCTCTTGCCGGGCTTCCATAGCTGCGATCTGGCGCGAATGTTCCGCGGCCGCGGCGTGAAGCTCCTGCGTGCTGGCATGCAGCGACTCGGTGGACTGCAGCAAAAACTCCAGACGTTCGTCAATTGTCACTCAGTTTTCTCTCCTCCTGCAATTATGCGACCCGTCACGCATGAAAAGCAAGCGCTGCAGCCCTGCATTTCACCCCAAGCCTATTGAATCCTATGCGTGGCGTCACGCATAATAGCCATATGAACTACGCACAAGTCTTTTCATCCCCCACCGGCTGGAACGTTCGTTACGTTTCCGGCCCGCGGGTCTCCCTTATCCAGAAGCTGTTCGGCACGGACACGCTGCCTTTGCCCTACACCCTTGAGCTCTCGCTCGAACAGGCAGTCGAGAAGTTCGTCAAGAACACTCGGAACGCCCGGGTCCACGACTCAGAGGGCGGGGTGGTGATCCGATGAAGCGGCCGCGCGCCAAGCTCTACGATCTCAGCAAGCTAGTCATCGGGGCTACCGACAAGCCGTCCCAGACCGGCCGCAAGGTCCCTCAGGTCCGCATCCCTGCCAAGAAGACGAAGTTCCGCGGCCAGTGCCCAACCTGTGGCGGCTCCAAGGTCATCCATTCCCCCATAGCCGGCGAGACCTGGCTCTGCCCTCAATGCACCGGGTATAAGCAGTGCGGAGTTTAAACAACCACCAGCTTCGCCGCTGGCTCATGAAAGAGATACACGGCATCGAGATCCCGCGGAAGCCTCCGCAAAAGGCTTCCGTCCTCGGCGCCAAGAAGACGGCGAGATCCTGGCGCTACCTCGCCTGGATACGCAGCCTGCCCTGTGCATCCTGCGGTCAAGATCCTGCTGGCGAGGCGGCTCATACGGGCTCAGACGGCGGGATGTCGATGAAGGCATCAGACTACTCAGCTGTTCCTCTGTGCCCCAATTGCCACAGCATGTCATCGGATTCCTACCACGTCCTCGGCCGCGACGACTTCGAACGCCGGCACAGTCTCGACCTGGCTGCGATCAGGAAACGTCTGAATCGCCTTTGGTTTCATCCGGAGAACCGGATTGCTTAAACCCCCGCTGCGGCGCCAAGGCTTCATCCGCATCCCATAGTACATTTTCAAATCAGCGATCGTTCGCGCGCCCGCGGCCGCGTCGACGGCCTCTTGCCATTCCTCCGACGTCTCAGGATCTTTCACGGGTGAAAGTACTCCAGATAGCCCACGGGACTCATGGGGCTGTAGTGGAAGATGGGGATGCGCCGTCGAGCGCTGTTGTAGTGCCGCTGCCACGGGCCGGGCGGATCGGCGCCGCCGCGTTCGCGCGTGCAGAGAGCGCACGTCAAAGTTTCCCCCGGCTCCCACACAACGAAGTCGCTCACGGCGGCTTGCATGCTGGCGTATCACCAGCCGTGCTCCCAGCCTTGGTCTTCGACCGACCGGGAAAGCGTGAGCATGGTGTTGTACATGCGCCGATGCACGCGCAGTACGCGGCCATCCGGCAGCGGCTTGTATACTCCGTTCTCATCCAATCCGAAGCCGCTCACCTAACTCCTTCCTGGTTGCCCTTGCATTTGCCGCAACCTTTCCTCGCTGATTACCATGTACCGGCCCTTCTTTCCCAGCATGCGCGCCTCAATGGCCATCGTGTAAGCAGCTAGCAACTGGCCCAACATTACGGATTCAGATTCAGTGAGCAAGCGCTCGGTGGCGGCGCTAAAGAAGTCATGGAGGAGGCCTTTCGCTTCCTCCTCGTCCATGGGCGGGAGTGGCCGGATATCGGGATACTCCCGTTCTGTGGCGCGGAGTGAACTTTCCACTTTACGTTTAAGATCGGCAATCTCCTCGTGAGTCCATTCTGATCGCGTCACTTCATCTCCCTCAACCTCAGTTGAAACCGCTGATCCATCTGCGAACCGCGTCTTGATCGTTGTGCGCTCCATAGTACATCGGCGCAATCCGGAGCCCTATATGGTTTTTAAGTTCCGGGTGCTTGGTGAGATCCGACATCATCGATGTTATGGCCTCCAGTGGATCTTGCGGCAGATATTCGAGAGCCCGCTTTTTCGCCCATTCGAGATGCTCATCGCGCGTGATCACTTCCACTCCCTCAGCCTCTTCGCCCGGGCCTCATTCGCTTCTCCGGTCAGTTTGGCATAGACCATCGTATTCTTGATTTCGACGTGTCCAACATGGGTCTGCACATCCACGATCGACTCTCTCTGGTTACTTAACAGATGGGTGCAGCAGGTGTGCTTCAACACATGGGGATGCGCTTTCTCCCGCGGGATCTTGGCGGCCGCGCAATAGCCGCGCATCAACTGCCAGATTCTCTGCCTGGTGATGCGCCCGCGTTCGCGCGAGGGAAATAGCGGACCCTCTCCAATGCCACGCTTGCGGATCCAGGCCCTCACCGCCTGGGCGGCGATCGGCACCATCGCAGCCTCTCCGCTGATCGATCCCTTCAGGCGACGGATGTAGAGCCGGTCCATGTTCAATGCGGACCCCTGGCGGAAGTCGCTCATCTCGAGCTTCCCGATCTCGCCGGCTCTCAGCCCGTGGTGATACAGGAGGCGGAAGATGGCGCGATCGCGCGTGCTCGAGATGGCTTTGAAGAAGCGGTCTTTCTCGGGAATCGTCAGATAGGGGATCTGTTTTGGGGCTGCGCGTTTTCGGGTCGCACGGCGATTTTTGACCGTCATTAAATCACACCCTTCTAGATAAGCTATAGCACTTTCAAGGAGATCCGAATCGTCGCGAAGCATCGAAATCCCGCCATTACATCGGCTACAGAGAAGACCACGAACGCATTTCCCGCAACTTGAAGTCCCGGGGCAGCAACGATGATCATGATCTATCGACAGAGATTTTCCGGGTTGTGTTGTATGGCAAATGGCGCACGAGCCTCCCTGGCGGCGCAAGAATTCCAGATATTGCTTGCTGGTGATTCCGTATCGCCGGTAGACCGCGATGCGGCCACGTTCACGGCTCTTTGGGGCACGCTCAGGTAGAGGCGTCGATTCATGGTTCGCCAGGTCGATGCATTCTCTACAAATGATGCTTCGTCCGTCTGGATTGCCACGTATCCGGTGAAATTGATCCAACGGCTTGTCAACCGCACAAGTTTGGCAGTTGCTATGATCGGCTCGCATGTGAGGCCCTCCCGTGGCCTTCGTGCATGGGCCTCGCGCTGTTAGTCGCAGTGCGGGGTCCGCTTTTTAATCTCGCATAAAAAGTCTCCAAAAAAACGGCTAGGTTGAAGTGTTCTTTTGTTGGGCTTTTTTCTCCAGTTTCACCTTTTGGCCGTAACGTAAAATTGGAGCCTTCTTTTTCGCTCGTTTCGCCATATTCAAACCATTATGCGCGCACCCTCAATCCCGCGTAAAGTAAAACTCTCCGGGTGGCGGATTTTAAAGGAAAAATGCCGGCGGGGCGGGCGGGGCGGGCGTTAAATCGGGCACGAATCGGACACCCAAGGGGGGGCCGGAAACTTGGCCTATTATGGATAAAATGAGCGATCGCGTCAAGGTTCCCGAAAGCCCCTGCCTAAATTGCGGCACACCGCTGGGA